TTTGTTTTTATATTACGAAAGTTTATCAAAAAAACATACCCACTCGAGAACGTCCGCGTATTCCCGCAACAACATTTAGAAACGGGCGCGCGACTTGCGCTAAACTATCATTTACCGAATTTTTCTGAAGGTCTTCTGTGCCGGTGGTGAAACTACGCACATTTACGAAATGTGTATCGGCATCATAATCAAAAGAAAGGTTTTGAATATTGTTGATGCCTTCCATCGTCAAACCCAAAAATTTATCGAACTCTGTGCGGTTTACAAGACGTTCGAGACCGTCTTTCATCTGAAATACGTTCTTATCCATAAGAGGGTAAAAATTGGTTCTATCAATAAAAATACCGTTATTCACCACGCGTTTTTGTAATAAGTTATCCTCGTAACCCCACGCCCAAAAATTAGGGAATCCATTGATGCGTTCGAAATCTCCGGCTTTTATGGAAACGATTCCACCAAGAGCGTATTTGAAACCATAAAAATGTTTTACTGTGCCAGCATTGGCTTCGTAATTGAAAAAATTCTTGGTATAAGGCATCGTATCAATATCGTTAAACACAAGAGTAATGTTTTGGTAATCGTTCGGATATACGCTTTTCACATATAAAAATCCAATGTTTTTCATGGCACCGCGATTAAACGAACGGTCGTCGCATTGGTGAATAAAGAATATTTTATAATCATTGGGATTCACGTCTTCGAGAACAAATGCCATATGCTTTTTGAAAAACGTTAATTGTTGGTCGCGATCGCGATAAGGAACAATAAAAACATATTTGGGAATAACAGCGGCGGGAGTCGCGTCCATGACCGAAACGCTGGGTTCTTCTATTGTGATATTGTTATCCGATGGAGCGTCCGATGTCGTTGTTTCTAATGTTAATTCTTCTACTGCGGCCTCTGGTTCCGGTTCAGGTTGGGCCTCTTGTTCCGGTTCAGGTTGGGCCTCTTGTTCCGGTTCAGGTTCGGGCTCCGGCTCAGAAACGGGCTCCGGCTCCGGCTCAGAAACGGGCTCCGGCTCCGGCTCAGAAACGGGCTCTGCCTCTGGCTCGACAACAGGTTCTGGTTCCGGTTCAGCAACGAGTTCGGTCTCTGGCTCTGCCTCTGGCTCAGCAACAGTTTCTGGCTCCGGCTCTGGCTCTGTCTCCGGCTCAGCAATAGGTTCGGGCTGTGCCTCTGCCTCTGGCTCAACAACGGGCTCGGTAATTTCTATGGTTACGTTCTCCGACATGGATTATAATATATAGAATCATAATTAATTTTTTGGTTATGCATATTTGACTAAATATATTATGCGTATTTATCCAAAATACATTTCGGAATCAATACTTCTTTCATCGAATCGAGTTTCTTAAAACATTTATTAATGGTAACTTCGCTAACACCGCTTATATTTTTAATATCCACCTTATTTGCGTTCAATCCGCAAATCTGCGATACAAAGAACACGACTCCGGCTGCAATTGCGTGAGGTATATTATCCGTAATAATATTATTTTTCTCAATCTTATTCGTAACAAACTTTGCTAACATTGTCATTTCTTGGTTAAAATTCATCCTACTACAATATCTATCAATAAAAGAGCTTGGTAAGGTTACACATAAATCGGTTTTTTGTGAGGGGTCCATGTTTCGTTCAATGTTATGTAGAATATTTACAGCCATAGAACACCCATTTGTTGCGCTCGTTTTATCCAGTTTAAATATCTCCGCAATTTCGTGTGCTGTTCTAGGGCAACCGTTCAGACGACAAGAGATATAAATTGAAGCGGCTTTTATTCCATCGCGATTCATGCCCCGAAACATTTTCTGTTCAGAAATATCTTTATGTAATACCATGGCGTCGTCTATGAAAATACGCGGAATACCAGCGTTTTGCGCCATGTTTGTAATAAATTGAAACTCGTCATATAATGATTTTTCTTTATGCGGCATGGATTGCCATTCCGTCCATTTCCGTATTTTTTTCATTTCGTAAGAAGAATGATTATTACATAATACCTTGCATCCAAACGACGACTCTACCAAAAGAGGATTGATAGGGTTTCCACAACGCGTCGGGTCAGAAGCATTTTTGTCTTCGGCCCCGTAAAATCTCCATTCCGGTGAATAATCCAAAATATCTTTATACATGATACAACAAGTCGGGTTCGTACAGGTGGGAAAACCGTCGTCCATGATAATTAGATTCGAAGCGCATACACCACATACGTCTTTTTCGTTCGAAGAGTAAAGGCACTCCAAATTATCGTTAGAAGGCCCCTCGATTTCTTTTTTATCTGTATCAAAGATATCCCATAATTTAGATTTGCACGTAGTAGATGTAATCCGTTTCTTTTTTTGTGTTTTGTTTACGGCCTTTTGTTCTGCTAAATGAATTGTATCTTGTTCATTCATAGATGTTATATTTTCACAGCAGTTTATTTTATGTAATTTAACGCGGATCGTAATTTTTTTCGGCGTTTCGTTCATCGTTGAATATGCGTTTCTTTCAAAACAGGAACGCATATTCAATTTTTCAGGGTAAGTTTATTTTTTTCTCTAATTTATCAAACATATCTTGACCATAAATCAGATTACCCGTAGGTTTATATTTATCAATAGGAGTATATTGCTTTTGCGTTTTTTGATTCGCGCCTCCCTTTTCTCCGGACTGAAACATTTTGGATTCGCCTTCTTCCTCTTCTTCTTTCTTTGAAATGATATTTCCTTTTTCGTCGAGAACAATACCCGTTTTTTTCTTTACTTCTGTTCTTACATAGGAAGGTATCCAATGAAGCCAACTAATAAATAGATTACTTGGGTATACATATCGCACATGAAACCCGTTATCTTCTAATTTTGATACTAAATAACCGATGCAATCCCCTTTATCATAACAGGGTTCTCCGAATATATATTCTGGAACAACAAACCATATATGTTTTTCTTGTACCTTTAATTTCGCAGTATTTGTAATGCGTTTATGTATTCTATTTAAAATTTTATTAAATATGGATAGCTGTTTCAAATCTTTTTTCTGTTTCTTCTCATAAAGGTCGTCAATGTTAATCTTACGATTTGTTTCTTCTTCATCCGCAAATAATATACACGACATGGTCTATATATATGCCATAAATTTAATTTCGAATGAAAAAACATAAATAGTAAAAGGAGAATGAAGTAATGGAAAAAGAAAAAGAAACGGCCTCAAAAATAAAACATATTGTTATGTCCGGAGGAGGAACAGTAGGGTTCTCTTTTTATGGTGCGCTTCGCGAAAGTAACAAAAGAGGAAAATGGGCCATTGAAGATATTGTATCTATTTATGGCACTTCGATAGGGTCTATTTTTGCGACAATATTATCTTTAAAATATGATTGGGACGTAATAGACGATTATATCATTAAACGTCCTTGGCATAATATATTTCACTTTAATGTCCAAAACATATTCTCTGTGTTTCATACACGTGGTATGTTTGGAGTAAAGGTCATGGAGGAGATATTTTTACCTTTATTTAAAGGAAAAGATATTTCGATTGATGTTACTTTGAAAGAATTTTATGAAATCACTGGCATCGAACTACATTTTTTTTCCGTAAACATAAATAATTTTTCACCCATTGATTTTTCTTATAAAACTCACCCGGATTGGCGCGTCGTAGATGCCGTTTATTCTTCTTGTGCTCTTCCTATACTATTCCAACCTATTATACAAGAAGACATATGTTATATTGATGGAGGAATGATTACGAATTATCCTGTGAAATATTGTATTGAAAACGGAGCCGAAGCCGATAGCATTTTTGGTCTTTGTCGTAAACCCATTATGCGTTTAAATTATAATGTTACGACGGAATCCTCACTCTTTGATTATATCTTGAATATATTTTATAAGACAATAGAAAGGGTTTTAAATAAACAAGAACACGAAACTATTGGTCACGAGATATATGTGGACTGTCCACCCTTATCCATCAATGACATATTAGATAGTAGTTCTAAAATGGAAGAAAGAATTCGGCTTATACAATTTGGAGTGGATAGTTATGTGCGGGAGTTTTTTCAGGAAGGCGAATTATTGCCCTGACATTGTCTTTAAAAATTGTTCTAATGAATTATAAGTAATTTTTGCGTCGAACTCGATTTTTTTATTATCCTTTAACATTTTCACAGTAGGGAACGCCTCGATTTTAAATTCATTAATTGCTGTTAATACCTCGGGTGTTTCGTCTGTGCAATTCGTTTCGACGCATTTCACGGTATAACCGTTAATGTTTGTTCCGTTATATTGATTCTTAAATTTCACCCATTCAGGGAAAGCAGTTTTGCAATGAGGGCACCAATCCACAAAAAAGAAATAGATGGTTAATTCGTTATCGCGCGTTCCGGCATTCGCTACGTCGGAGAATGCCTTTTTATTATTTTTTTGTTGGTCAATGTAGTATTTATCATAAGCGTATTTGGATAAAAGTCCAAAAACAACTACACAGAAAAATAAAAGAAAATACCAATAATAAGGTGTGAAATAACTTTTCACAATTTCGTAAAAAGAAGACATCTGTATATTTATAATTTATATTTTAATCGCCTCAGTTTATCTTATTGTGTTTTCGTTTTTACCTAAATAAACATAAAGCTTTGCTATAATATATTTCATGACTTCAAACAAACTATATTATATTACGGTTGCCACAAAACCTCATCCCGTATTAAATCGTATTCAAAAACGCATAGAAGAACAAAACGAGAATATTATTGTTCTTGGCGAAAAAGAGAACCGAGATATAGGTTGGGCCTCTACGGGCAATTTTGGCGTAAAGTTAAAAGAGGTCCGAGATTTTTTGTTACGACCAGACGTTAAAGATGACGATATTATATTATTTACTGACGCTTATGATGTGATTTACCAAGGAAATAAAGAAGAGATAATAAAACGTTATTTAGAGTTCTCCAAGCCAATTGTTTTTGGTTGTGAAACCACGTGTAATCCGATTCCTTCTTACGCGCAATATTATACAATAAAGGACTCTGAATTTCCATATTTAAATAGTGGCCTTTTTATTGGTCGCGCCGCCGATTTGCGCGTTTGTATTCAAAACTATCAATATAACGATAAAGACGATGATCAGGCATTTTGGACGCGGCAATTTTTAGAGAACCGTGGTAACAATATGACCCTGGATTATACAAACCGACTTTTTTTAAATACTTATGGCGTCGATTTGTCTCTTATAAAGAAAGAAGACGGTTCGTTTACATATAAGGGTGCCTGCCCATTGTTTATTCATGTAAACGGACCCGACAAGAGCGAATTAAACTATTTTTTTAGTGAAAATTGATTTTCTTGTTATGAAATATCTTAACAACAAAAACGACATGGACAACGAATTGGAAATTTCTTTCCAAGAAAGACACGGGTTTACATTTCTTTCTATAGAAAATTCCCTTTCTAAGAAATTAGAATCTATGTGTATACCAGAGCTAAAATATGAATTAATACAATGGCGGATTTTCGATTCAAATATGGAAAGATTGAGTAAGTTATTGAAATCGAACCAGCGTAATCAAATTTATATTG